GCCTAGCATCAATCTCTGCCATTGCGGGATTGGCTTTCATGTACGCACCGAGAACGGCATCCGTCTGGGTGGCCAGACTTTGTGCGACTTGCTGCAACTGCTGGGGCTCCATGCCAGAAGGGTCGAAATCTGGGCTCAGAACACCGCTGTCTCGAAGAACTGGCAGCCACATCCCAATAGACGAAGGGTCGGTCGCAACAGCCTTTGCTGCCATATTTAGGCTGCGCGTGTTGGTGAACTGCTGTTCGGCAGAGAACTGCCGCTGAGCGCGCTGCTCTTGGCTCTGCGCGATCTGCCCGGCCTGCTGCGTATTTTGTATCTGCGCGCCCATATACTGCTGGCGCAATCTCTCGGTCACAGACTGGTCACGCATGCCCTTGATGGCCTCTGCCGTCTGCAACACCCTACCCATATCAAAGGTTTCCATCAGGCGTATGCTCCGGTCGTGGTCCCTGTGTAGTTGTGGGCCATGAGATTCGGCGCTGCTGGAGCCTGCGGCCTCAAATACTGCATCAGCAGCATGTTAGATAGCCCGCCCTGCACCGCGTTGTTCACGCCCTGCGCGCCGTTGGCATAGGCTGACGCTCTGGCATTGCCCGTGTTCATCGCCGCGCCACTGATGGCGTTTGCGGCGTTAGCTCCTGCTGCTGCTGACTGACCAATCCCGGTTGACCCAAGCCCCGCCTGCTGCATGAGCCTGTCGATGAACCCGGAATACTCTCGTGTGGCAAGACCAGATGCATACCGCTGCCCAGCTTTAACCGCAGCACCGGAAAGGAGTCCTCCGCGTGCCGCAGCACTACGGTTAATGGCATTTTCGCCTTCAGCCAAATTGAACTGGTAGTCAGGTGACTGGAAGAACCCGGACATGTCCGGCGCATTGCCGCCGTACCCGTAGATTCTGGAGAGCAAGCTAATCGCATTCTCGCCAAGCTGGCGCTGTGGAGCCGTATCCTGCCGGGTGAGGTCAAACTGCCTTCGCTGCTCTGCGGTAACCGTATCTTGCGCCTGCTTGGCTGCGCCGGCCGACTTCTTTGCAGAGTATGCCGAACCAGCCGCACCAAGTACCGACCCGCCAATGATTGCCGCCGTTGTTCCGATTGCCATCACAGCACCTTCATAAATGAACGCTCCAGCGGGACATAGCCTCGCCGCATGTAGAGATTCCCCACACGATCCGCTTCCAGCCTCTCAAGGCACACCATCGTCAAATGTTTGGCTCCGCGTGATTTCGCGTGATCTTCAGCCGCTTGCAACAAAGCAAATCCGGCGCGTCCAGACCTCGACTCCGGGTCTACCCACCAGAACAACTCCTGCGCGATCTTTTCTGACCTGCACATATAGTTGTCGAAAACCAGAACACCAACCATTCCTACCGGCTCACCGACGATCATCAGGCCGCCATCTTCGACAAGCATTCTTAGCGTTTGCTCTATGGACTCCTGATCAGCTTCCCAGCCGGCCGCCTCTGCAAACCGAAGCCCCATCTGTATGCACGCCGGAATGTCCTCGTCCGTCGCATACCTGGCCTTCACAGCGTCTCAAGCCCCTCAATAGCCTTGTAGTTCGCAAGGTACTCAGCCACATCCGCCCTCATCTTCGCCACGCGATCAGCCAGCACGATTGACCCAGAAGCCAAAGCCGCAACCGCTATGGATTCGCGCTTGGTCACCATCGGATAGCCCTCAACAGAGCCCTCGATGACGTACCATTTCTGACCGTCATGCTCGTCCTTCGGTGGAACTCTGCGAACAACAACCTCAGTAGTAGCCATTGAACGAATCCTCAATCCAGCCGCCGCCGCCGCCATTCCCGCCGATAGCTGTTGACCCCAGCCGGGTTGCGGTTCCGCCCGATGAATAGGCGGTGAATGCGGACCCATCAACCGCAACCGTGAATGTGTCGGCACCCGTAACGGTGATTACGAAAGTGCCCGTGTTGAACGCGGTACCGAAATTGCCAGGCAACCCCGCAAAGTCCACCGAGTTACCGCTTGCCCAGCCATGCGCGATGTTGGTCTGAAACGACACCGGGTTAGCCGAGGTCGCGTTGATGATGTTGACCGTGACCTGCGCAATGGTCGTTCTAACCGCGCCCACAAAATACCGCCCGTTGTCTGCTGTGACTGTCTGCGGGTTCGTCGTCGCGTAGTAGGTAACTGCACCGCCTTGATAGTTCGGGTCGTCGGCGTAAACGTAGTAGTTAGTGCTTGGGGTAAGACCAGTGATAGATCCGGCGTTGTAAGAAACCGCTCCATACCCATACCGCACCGTGTGGGCCGCAATGTCTATCTGAGAAGTCAGAGAGTCAGTTACGTGAGTGACCGGCCCAACGTCCTGCTTTGACAGCACGTTCCCGGCTGAAACCTGCGGCAAGAACCGCTGATCCAGCGCCTTGCCATCATCAGTAAGCCACGACGCCAGCTCATCCAGGCTCGTCCCCGTGCGCTCTGAAATCGTCGTCAGCGCGCCTAGGACTGCCCTCTGGCCGTCATACCGAATCGCATCATTGAGCTTGCGGAGAAACTGCTCCCACTCGCGCTGATCTGTCGGGATCTTTTGACTGATCCTGACAATCGGCTCAGTAGGCATCTGCGGTAGCCTCTACGGTCGCGCCAATAAGCGTCCTGCGAACCGCAGATGACACCGACCACTCATAGATTCTGGTCCTCGTCGCACCCAGCCTGCTTATGAACGCGCGCTTGCGGTACTCGCCTTGTGCGCCAAGCGCCCTCAAGTGCTCGTTTGACCATGTTCTGCCACGGTCATCCGACCATCGAATCATCACTTTCGGGTCCGTCTCGGTCAGATCACCGACACCACTCTCAAAGATCAGCTCAAGGCGGCTGTGCCGCATCCTGCGGTTCTCTGCAGAGATCACTTGGCACGTCCCCGTCGAGATCATCGGACTGCCGAAATCCGTGACCACATCCGGGGTAAGCAACCCCAAATCGCCATTGCTTGAACTGCCAACATACAAACGCCCATAGACGTTCTGCACAAAAGCAATGCCCCACGTTGATTCGCCGTAGCTCTCGCGCTCGTGCCAGAGCTGCGTCGTCACGTCATAGACGACACAGAAATCGGGCGATGACAGCGAATAGAACTTGTGGCCAGCCTCTGTCCACGCCCTGCCTACAAGATTCTCTGCGCCACGAATACGCGTCTCAATCGACGGGGTGGAAATAACCGATGGGCTATACCCGCTAAGCCGGTACACCGAGCCATCGTGTCCAGGAAAGAACACCGAGTTGTCCAGCTTTGCCGGACCCTGAGTGTGTCGGCACCCGACCTCAAAATGCCCGCTCGGCACTTTCTCCAGCGGGAAATCCGCAGCCCCGGAGTTGTACCAAACCTCTCCAGACTCCTTGCCAAAGAGAATCAATTCTCCGTGATCGACGACGCCTGTAACGATGTCATCGGGGTATTTCTCTGCACTGGCAAAATCCAGCGCATCCCAGCTCGTAATGTCCCGGTTAGCCGAGATGTAGAACTGCCCTGTCCCGGAGTTCGAGCCAATGTAGTAGCCGTCCAGATTCGCAAGCCAGTCGGTGCTCGGAGCGTCCGCATCAGCGACCTGCGCGAATGTCGCGCCGTCCCATGAGTACAGGCTCTGACCTACCCGGAACGCCACTTCCTGCTCATCGCCACAAACCGACACAGTTCCGGACGAAGCAACCGCTCCCAGCTCTGTCGCAGAGCCAGACGCATTCACCAAATAGGCTTTGCTGCCAGACACCACATAGAGCTTGTCTCTGACCTGTCCGCCACCACGGATCAGCGTCCCCACCGTCGAGAGGGATTGCTGTCCGTACCGCTGGCGCACAAACGCTGGGACATCAGACCCCGGCGGGGCCTGCTCAACATAGGCGTTGACCATGCGCTGCGCATTGAACGTGGCAGAATCGCCCAAGCGATAGCCGCCAGCGCCAAACGGAATCTGCATCAGTAATACTCTGGAGTCGCCGGCTGCGAAACGTAGGCCCTCGCCATCAGCCGCCGAAGCTGCCGTTCCGCCCAACTCATCTGCGGCAGACTCATCCCGCCTTCGGCCATCAGCTCCGCAAGCGCACCACCAACAATCCCAAACTCACGGGCGCAATGGCACGCAAGCATCGACACCAACGGGATTTCTACATAGTCCGGCAGTGGATCATCCACCGCCCACGCAACCAGTTCCTCCGAGTTCAGCAACTCATAGAGCCCGACATACCGGCCTGCAACAAGCTGGACATCCTCTGGGGGCGCGTCTTCGCCCGCGGCGACTTGCCCGAGCCTTTCGAGCGTCTTTCGGTAGAGTTCTTGCAGTGTCATGGGGAAAGGGGCGGTTTCCCGCCCCTACTCCTTACGGCATCACGTAGAGGACAACGAGGGTGAGAACGCCAGTGCCGCCAGTAGCGGCATCAACGTTCACAACACCCTGAATCATCGTCTCGCGATTGAAGGTCTTCGGACCCGCAGAGATCAAAACCCCCTGCAGGAACACATGCACCGACGCCACCGGAACATGCGGGGACACATCACCCGTCAGGACACCGAAATCACCGAATCCATCCGGATCGGCAATCTCATCGCCATTGGCCGCCCAGCCAATGTCAATGTTCAGCTCTTCCGTGCCTGTATCGATGTCCGCACCCTGCAGCCAGCCACCAATGACGGTGGCCCCAGCAGGAACCTTGCAGAACTGGATGATGTCGGCCGCCGTGGGGTTGGCCGCAAGCGTGTACGTGCCGTAAGCCACGCACAGAGCACCTGCACCAACCGCGCCAGAGGCCACGGGGAAGGTCGAAGCGGCACGAGCCGCAGTCAAAGTCGCCATGTCATATCTCCTTAGTCAGCCACGGCTGCGAAGTAGCCGGTGACAACGCCGTGGTCCTTCGGATCGTCGGTGTCGCCAGTGCCAGTACCGAAGCGCAGCTTCTCGATGCCGCGAATCTCCTCGATCGCCACACCGAACTTGTCGCCGTAGTCGAACTCCTTGGTCTTCGACGTGGTGCGCTTGGCCCAACCGATGCCCAGCGCCTGAGCGCCGCACAGGAAGTTCGGACCAACCACAATCGAACCGTTGGACTCGTACAGCGACGACATCTCCGGAACTTCGCGAACGATCACGCCGTCCCAAACGAAGTCCGAACCCTTGAACAGCGGGTTGTCCTTGCCTCGGTCGCGAGCCTCACGGTTCGCCTGCGTGAACGCGGTGTCCGCCTTCAGGTCGCGCATGGCCCGGGAGTTCGCGAAGAGCACATACCACTCCTCGTCACCCTTGGTCATGATCGGCCGGATTTTCGGGGACGCCGACTGCGCAATGCGCTTCATCAGACCCACAGCAGCGGCGGTCAGCTTGTCCGCCGAGTTGTCGATGGTCGCCAGCGAGTCCGAGAAGTCATAGGCAACCGTGCCGCCCGTCGAATCGGTGTTGCTCAGAGCCGCACCGAAGAGAACGCGGTCGTAGTTGTCGTCCAGCCACGCATCGCGCTGCGCCTGGGTCGCGCTGCCGAAGGCCACGCCGTTGAGCGATCCGAGAGCCGCGATCATCTCGTCACGGGTCTTCTCGCCGATCCACGTTCTGAGGCTCACGCGAGCCGCATCACGCAGGTCAATGGCGTTCTTGATCTCCTCCATCTCGGCGATGCGAACCGCATTGCGGATCTTGTTCACCGTCAGAAGGTGCGAACGCTGGCCAAGCTCTTCCTCATTGCCTTCCAGCAGATTGGAGCCAGTGACGCCTGCATTGGTCAGGCGGTTAACGAGGTTGAAGGTGAGCCGGTCGCCCTTCTTCTTCGTGAGGTCTTCACGAATCTGAACAATCGAGTTCTCGTTCGTGCCCATGTAGGGCTTGAAACGATTTTCGCGGACGTACTCGGTGAAAAAGTCGTCGTCCCACTGCTGGACTCGCAGTCCAGATGCGGTGAGTGTGTCAGCCATCTCATCTCTCCAATGCGCAAACGGCGGACACAAAAAAGGCCCCGGAAGGGGCCTGCTCTGCTAGCGCCGTGGACGCTTAACTAAGTATTGATTTCAGTGGCGTCGGACCCGCGAACGTGCCGGCCGACGCTGTTGCGCTCTGTTCGTCACTAAGCGACTGCGGAACCCGCGCTCGCTTGTCGTGGGAGGACTTCAAAGCTTCGATTTCTGCCTGCAGCGCCTTGTAGCGAGTCTCAAGTTCCGAGAACTTGGCACGCTCCTCGGCTACAGCTTTTTCCCGATACTTGGTGATGTCACCGCCAACGTCCGCTAGCTCTTTCAGTCGCTTGCCTTCGGTGTAGATGAACTCCAGCGGATCGGGTGCACTGTCAACCTGATGCTTCAGAAGCGGATCAGATTGAGCCTTCTCAAGCACAATCATCATCACCTCGTCAAAATCAGGTCGCTTCATGCGCTGCAACTGCACCTTGAGGTCGAGCAGTTCCTGCTGAAGCGGGGACACCGCCTCACGGACATGCTCTGTCGTCGCCTTGGCCGGATCTGCAAAGAAATCCGTCTTCGGCTGACCCTCTCGCAGCTTCAGCAGTTCTGCCTCGGCTTCCTGCCGCCTCTTGCGCTCCGATAGAAGCGCCGCCAGCGGCAAAGGCTCATCAGCCTTCTTTGGCTCGTCTGCCTTGAATCGTCCCTTCTCGTCCCGTTGAGCCGCAGATTCGGCCGCCTGTTCAGGCTTGGCCTCTTCCGTCACTGCCGATGGCGCAGCGGCTGTCTCTTCGACAGGTTTTACATCCGTGACCGGCTCGTCATTGACGGCCGGACGCTCGACGGGCTTGTCGCCCAAAACATCGTTCAGGTTCATGCAGTCTCCGTTACGTGGATTCACGATTCGCCCGTGAGGTCGGCGGCACCAGATCGCCCGTAAGCCGGCGGCGCTATTCAGTTCACGCTGACAGCAGACTTCTCGGTCTCGTCAGGAGTGGTAAACGTGGCGACCTTCACGGAGGCATCTACCTGGCTCTCCACGGTCGCCGCTTCATCTTTCGCTGCCGCAGCATTTTCTCTGCGGACTTGCGCCTCAAGCAGCATGGTCTGCAACTGCTGCAGTACCTGCTGCATCTGTGCAGCCTGCTGTGCGGCCGGATCATCCTTCCCGCTCATCTTGTCGAGGATCGCCTTCTTGGTCTGCGACCGCAGCGAGGACGCCTCAATCAATGCGTCAGGCGGGATCGCAATGCCTGCCTCGGCAAGGCTCGCAAGACGCTCGAACTGCTCCTGCTGCACCGTTACAACGTCCGGTGCCTCGTCAATGATGATGTCGATGTCCATCTGCGCGACATCGTTGCCACGCAACTGTTTGCCATCAGGACCAATTGCAGGGGCCATCATCTGCGGGTCGGACGCAAGCTGCTGAATCATGGCCTGCTTCTGTTCAGGCGGGATCTGCTGATCCTTTAGTTTCTTCGCCTCGATATGCGCAAGGGTCAGCTTTTCGTTTAGAACGACGAACTTCATGCCGTGCTCATCGTCAGTGACGCGAATCCACATCTCCTCGTCCCAATACTGCCGAATTCGGCACCACACGGCCTGCGCAACCCGCCGCTGCCAAAAGCGAATCGCGTCGAACATCACTCCGAGCTGAACCACACCGCCCTGCTGGTCGATCTGCTTCGCCCTGCCGGAAATCTGGCCGGTCTGCCCCTGCAAAGCAGCATTTGGGCCGGTGACCGATAGCGCCTGCTCTGCCTGTATCAAGAGCTGGAAATGCCCTTGCGAAAGGTCTAGGTTGCTATCTATCTGAAACTCGAACCCTTGGCGCTTCTCAATGTAACCGTCAGGCTTGTGGACTTCTGCCCTTGCTTCGTTCACATCGTCGACAGCGCCCTTGTCCGCAATGATGGTCTTGCTATTGAGCAGGTGCAAAGACTTGCTGCGACGCTTGTTCACCTCGTCCTGAAGGTCGCGATAGCGCTTGACTACGCCATAGCGATTCCCGTCGCGATCCACGTAGGCGGACTGCAGAATCAGCGGCCATTCGGAATCGCCATCGTCGTTGACGTATGGACATTCCCCTGGCTTCTCCAGCCAACCGCTCTTGACAAATACGGCTCTGTAAATCGTCCCTTTGTGACGAGCGTAGTGCGAGAACACTTGGATTCTCTTGCGCTTCACATCCGCATAGCGCGGGCGGTCGTCAAACGTCTCCCCACCACTGCGGACCGGCGACCCC